TTTTTCGAGCCGAAAGACACGTCGTTTGGATTAGCCCAACGCATTGCCAATGGCACTACACCAGCGAGCAATCCCATTGCTAAATCCTTTGGATTGGTATTGCCGGTCATATAGACAGCCAGCGCACCGGCTACAGAGCCTCTTAACCATGACGCGAGCATTGCTTTAGCTTCTTTCATCGGTTTTCTCCTATGTTCAAGCTCCCGATAAGTGCTGCGACTTTCGCTTCACTTAATTCAATTTCGAAATGCATTTCATCAATTCTGCCTTTGTAATCGCCGCCCCATTTAAGACCGTACTTTTTCGCCAAAGCTCGGATCATTGGAACCTTTTCAGCTGGAAATGTGCCCACTTTGCCCAAAGGATGTTTTGTAGCATTGAGATCAATAGCTGTGCCCGATGAGTGATTCGAAAGTTTGTCCATTGATCCACGAATCATTCGAAATGCGTAGCCCCAATCATCAAGTTGCCCACCATCAATCGGTTCAATCAGCTCATGAAATTCTTTGCAGAATCCAGCGATCAACGGTGCGACAGCTTTCGCGCATCGCACCTTGACCTTTGTTCCCTCAATTGGAACGCTGATGATGTGGATTTCATTTGCATCTTTTGATGCAATCCATCCGTTATGAGAGAAGAAGTTTTGCTTCATCTTCTGAGATACCCAATTTTGCAAGCAAAGCAGTTTTATCTGCTTTTGCTTGTGCAACCGCTTCTGCAACAAATTCGGCAGCGGCTTGATCTGTTTCCCATTGTTGAATTTCTGCCTCGGTCATCTCGCGCTCTACTGCAACGCCTGTTTCAATGTTATGCTCGTATATTTTCATTATTTCACTCCATAAAGTACGTAAGTACCGCCCGACCAGTTAGACCCATAAATAAAATCTATTCTAGTAACAGCGGCATTTGTCCCAGAATAATAACCGTTTGTCGTAGTTTGAGCTCGAGCCGAGGTAGCATCTAAAAATCCAGTAGATGAATTAAATGTTTTTCCTGTTGTAGCATCTGTGTAAAAAGGAATGTTGATTACTGAAATATTTTTATTATTTCCACTAACGGCAGAGTCACCCGAGCATAAATTAAATGAGGTTTGGCCGGTAAGACCTGAGGCTCTAGCTGATCCGGTAGTAAAACCAGTATTAGAAAAAGTATAGTTTGCACCTGAATCATTGTTTAGACGGCAGATAACTGTGTTATTGCCTGATCCGTTCCATGCATAAACGACCATTTGTAGATGCGTATAAGTTCCAGTAATTGACGTCAAACTCAATGTTGTTGTTCCAGTTGGCACGCTACCGCTTGCTATTGAGGTCATCGATCCGCTTGTCGGCGTTGCCCATGCCATGCCCGTTGCAGCTGTTGAATCAGCTGTGAGAACTGTATTATTTGCTCCCACTCCCAATCTAGCAAATGCCCCCGAACCAGTTGCCGGTACAAGATCGCCTTTTGTTGTCAGAGCAGTTGCCATTGAATTTGTAACTGTTACATCGCCAGATGTGCCACCGCCAGAAATACCGGTACCAGCTGTAACGCCAGTAATGTCACCAGGATTGGGTGTTGTCCATACAAAATCCATGTCTGTATTTGTATTCTTTGCAAGAATTTGGCCTGTTGTGCCACCTAATAAATCTGCCATCGATGTCGCTACAGCTTGACCAAAAACTGCAAAGTCAGCTGGCAAATCCGTGACCAAATCTGTGGCCGTAGGCATTTGCCATGAAAATGGTGTTGTTGGATTACTCATCTTTTCTCCTTAGGCCACAATCGTGGCGTTGATCCAATCCAAAGTTGGATTGACTGTATTCCATCGCTCTGTTGCCGGCACATCATTCCATCGCATGGCTTGCAACGAAAATGAAACCGGTGACAAAATCATTGAAATGCTGACCTGATTATACGCCGCCGTGAATGTCCAACCCTCAACAAAACCCAGAAAATCGCCAGAAACCATGTTGAGCGGCAAATCAGAAATGTCCACCGGCATTCCCATAAATACATTGATCAAGTCATCTCGATCTGCATCGTCTAGCTCTGGGTTTGTTAGCTCAAAAGTGATGTTGTTAAAATTGAATTGCGGATATGCTCTAAGTGCCAAATAAAATGCGGCTTGGTCATTGGCGTCGGCTAAATGTTTCAAGGTAGTTGTAAAGATTTGGGATAATTGACCATAAAGCCCAATGGAAATGGAATCGCTGGCATCCGTTTCACTATTGCTATTTTGTCCGTATTTAATGGTGATGTTGTTTCGCACATCGCCTGTGCGTGACTGAATGCTTAAACCGGATGCCAATGCTTGATTGGCTGTCAAATCTACGTAACCATTGACCGCCAAATAATTGGTTCGATGCGTTGAATCGGCATAACCAATTTGGCCCTTGGAATCCTCATAAATGTAGCCCAATCCCGATGATGCCAAAGCTGCAACCAACGAATAGACATCGGTTCGGCTGGATGATCTTTGTGCCAGATCATAATTGCCGGGTCGGTCAATCTCGCCCAATCCTGTGTTTTCTGCATTTTGCCATTGAGTAGTTGGGTCATAAGTAGCCCATGTCAATGCCTGTGGCACTTGTTGCCATGAAGCAAACAAAACTTGTTGCAAAATTGTGTAAATCTGATCTCCATCAAAATCTTGTGTCAAAACACCATCAGTCAAGGCTTTTGGCAATCTAGCCAATGCACCTAAAGCAATAATTTTGATGCGCTGTGCGTAGGCAACCGATCCAACCTCGGCCACCGAAATGCCAACATCCACAACCGATCCACCAAAAATTGGCACAAATGTAGCTGTCGAATCTTGCAATTCAATAGTGAGCGAATTGTTAATCTCAATCAGCACATTGGATTGATCAAGGTTAATCAACTCAAGATTGGCATAACCAGCTTGTGGCTGTTCATAGATGTTTGTTCGACCACTCGAAATTGTCAGATTTGCCAAAACAACCGTTTGGTATTGAACGCCGCCAATTGTTACGCGCCAGACTGGGTTAAATAACGTCATTACGACACCAGAGCCGTTGCGCCGCCTGTGCCACGATAGAAGCTGTTATTGAGTACGTTGATGATGCTTCGAGCCGTACCCTCGGAATCAATTGCTCCATTAACTGTGATGTTGAACGTATTACCGGATGATCCACCTAAACGGTTATTTGGCGTAATAAATCCGTTGCCTGATGGAGTAAATAATTCTGGACCATTTTCGCCAACGATGTATGGAGTGCCCCCCGTAACCGGCCCACCTGTAGCTTTACCGGCTATTTTGGCAATAACAAAAGGTAGTACTCCTGCGCTCGCGCCAAATAAATCTTTGTTGTTATTTATCAGATCAACGACTTTTTTAGCCTGATCATAAGCTTTGGACATAAAGCCAACCAATTGCGAAAATCCAGTAATAAGGATAACAACCAGATCGGAGATTGCTTCTAGGGCAAGTTTAAATGCCCCGCCCAACAATGGAGCAAGATATGTCCGAATAAATTCCCATAGTTTTTTTGATAAATCATAAAATGGTTGCAATGCCTCGGAGTTGTCGCTTAACGCTTTTTTGATTTTATCAAATGCGTCTTTCAAACCTTGAAGCACTGGGCCAATGACTGCGCCAATTGCGGGAACAATTTCCTCATATAAGAATTTCCACCATGTTTTAAAAATTGGCAATAGATCGTCCCGAATAAATTTAAATATTGTTGCAAAAGCGGGACCAAGTTTTTCGCCCAAAGTATTGGCAAAATTTGAAATTGCTGGGATACCTACATCGACAAATGAAGTAAGCAATGGAGTCAATGCATCAAGAACATAACTGCCAACAGTTTCCTTTGCTTCATTAAACGCGACTTTGAGCCGATCCATTTTTCCTGAAAAAGTTTCGGCTTTTGTGGTGGCTTGACCTTCAAATGTTGCCGCTAATGAAGCCGTAGCAGCATCAAAATCTTTTGTGGCAATGATGTTGTCATCAATCTTGACGCCAAGTTTCTTCAGAGCTGCAAAATTCCCGTCATGTGCTTTGGCTAACGCTTCTGACACAACAGCCAAATCTTTTCCGGTGCCCGCACTAATATCTAGTGCCAGTTTTTGCAATTCTTGTGCCTGTGTAACATCCTTAGTACTTCTAACTAGGCGATCCAGACTTGGCCTCAAAACGTCATCCGTAATTCCGTTGGCCAGAGATGTTTTTGTTATGTAATCCTCAACGGACTTGACTTGCTTATCGGTTGCTCCGGTAACGTTTTCCAATGTTTTTGCCAGTTTTGCTTGGGCTGCTTCATCTTCAATTGCAGATTTAACGCCATCAACAAGCAATTTTCCAGCATAGATCGCCGCTGCACCCGCAGCTGCGGCAAAGGCAATGCCAGCCTTTTTTGAAAAATCAGCCAATCCGCTTGATGATTTTTTAACGTCATCATCAGCTTGTCCGAGTGATTTCTTGAGATTATCAACGTCACCAAGGATGGTGAGCTTTAAGGTTCTTGAACCGCCTACAGCCATTTCACCACTCCTTTAATATTCGACTAAACGCATTTTCCCATTCATTGATGATATAAGGTTGTTCGGCGCGCAGGGTTGGATAAATGAACCATCCACGCGATCCGCGACCTTGACTTCCAGACCAGACCGGAAATTGCTTAAATTTATTTGATCCAAATTCGTAGCCGCCCCATAATTGTTGAGTCGTACCGCCACCGCTTAATTTCTGTGATGCATAACCAAATGAAATCTCACCAGTTTTGGCAGACTTTGAAACGCGTGATCCGGCAGCGATTAACGGTGCGACTTTGTTATTCGCCGATCCCGCAGCTCCTTCAATCTTGCCTTTGAGATACGTAGCCAAAGCGTTTGATTCCTTTTTTGCAGCTGCTACGGCTTCATCATCCATAGCCTTAAAAGCGGCGTAAATGGCGCGTAGATCGCTTTTGTCGTATGCGATCATGTCATCAGCCATTGCGCTTCTCCAATATCTCCAAAGCAGTAAGAATGTCCTCTGCGCTTGTCCATTCGCTCATCGGGATTTGCGTTGCAATTGCAAGCTCCACGATGAGACGGCTTAGGCTTCCGCGCTTGTGGCTTTTGGGTCGTTTTCCCCCGCACTAACATCCGAAACAGTTTCCATCCAGACTTCGAACGGCTTGACTGGCTTTCCAGCTTCATTGCGCTTCATGGCGTGATACGCCAAAAACATCAAATCAGCGATCCCAAGTTTTTCTTGAACCTGTTGGATCGTAAAGCCAGTCTTAGTCTCCCATTTAGCCCACTCTGGTGGTTGTGCCACGTAGGTTTCAGTTTGACCGCCGTTGTATTCGATTGTGATTGGTAGTTTCATTTTTGCTCCCGATTCTTTGTAATTAGTCTAGTACTGGAGTTGTAACGCAAGTGAACGACATTGAAGCCGTCAATGCGTCTGGTGCTGTACCGCCCAAGTCTGGGAATATAGGTTGAACGCTAAACGCATAAGCAACAGCATTAACAGTAAAAAGCACTGCTAATGGTGTGTTTGGAGTTGTGGCCGCTGCGTTCCATAGAGCTTCGCAAAGTGATGATCCAGCTCCGAAATCCTGCAATAGTTCAACGTTAAAAGTACCCTGAGAATCCGTCGTGTAAAACGCTTTCCCGTCAAGTGTTTGGTACGTATTAACAGTCGAATCGATTGTCAATGTTGCTGATGTTGCCTGAGCGTCGAAGTTGTCACCATCAATCGTGAAAGTGATATCTCTGCCAGTTATGATTGATGTTGCCATCTTGGTCTCCTTAGTTGTTTTCCTGTGTGTAAT